AATGTATATGACATCGGGTATAAAATTGCGCTTAATTCTAAGTTCATTGATCAAATGCCTGAAGTTAGCTGATCCTGCAGATGCTGTAGGATACTCTTTTATAATTAATTTACCAACAGTCTTTTCTCTTACACGATTAATCTTTTTATCATAGACGTCTTTTGGCATAACTGTAAGTTCGTCTATTGTTGTGTTGAGTAGATTAGCATCAATACGTTCTGCAATCTTCTCTTCAGACATTTCCATTGTGATGTATAGAACGTTCTTACCACTTACCAAATTATGAGAAGCACAATGACACATAAACAAAGACTTACCCACACCCGTGCCAGCCAATGCAATGTTAAGTGTCTTTTTAACAAGACCACCTTTAGTGATTCTATTAAAGAATTCGAGGTCGAAGGGAATATGTTCTTCCCTGCGATGATAAAACTCATAGCGATCATCACTATTGCTAAAATAGTCATGGCCAACAGAAACATCAAAACTAACCCCGAGAGCGTCTGAGAGTAGACTTGGAATTGACCCTGTAGATGATTGTCCAGTTTTATCATCGAGGATTTTAATCGATGCCATAATTGCATTATAGATTGCCTTATCTTGACAAAACTTCTCTGTACTATCTAACAACCATTGTATATCTGTATTATCTGTTTGTAGATCTTCTATTGTACGTTTTGAATCTTTAAACGTAGTCTCGGAAAGACCTTCTTTATTATTCAATTCAAGAAACAATACTTCCTTGGTAGGAGTATTATTATACTTCTGTACATAGTCAGAGATTAATTTATAAACTACTTTATCTGGTTGATTCTGAAAGTATTCATCCTTAAGAAAAGGTAGAACCTTTCTTGCAAATGCTTCATTGTATACTAAGTGTGCTAGTATAGTCTTCTCAATCATCATTAGCTACCAGGCTACCTGTAGTTAATGAATATTTGTTTTTAATCCATGTAGCAAAGTCTGTAGCTGTAAACAATGTCTTCCATACTACACTATTATCTTCTATATCAGCAGCACGTAATTTATTACCTGTCAATTCACCAGTAGCACGATCAACAACCTGGTACCAACCATTAGAAGGTTTAGCAACATAGCCACCTTCCAAAGCCAGGTCCAGGAGACCGGACCATTTCTTAATACCACCATCGAATGATACTGTAATAGGAATCTTAGACTTCTCTTTAACATAACGAGACTTCTCTACGTTAATAATAAAGTGATAGCCGTTGATCTCTCCACCATCTTTATCTTGCTGACGACCAAGAATCCAAATGTTATCTGCTGAATAGTAGATACCTGTACCACCACCTACTACTGCTTTAGGAAACATTCCAATTTCCATATAGGTATGGTTAACAACAATCAAAGGAATATCTTTGAGTGTAAGGTGAGGAGTAACCATTCGGAATAGTGACTTCAATGACTTTGCACGTGACATATCTGCTACTGACTTCTCGTTCATAGTATCTTCTACTTCCTTTTTAGAAGCTAAGTTACCTACAGAGTCAATAACTATTACTACTTTATCATCACGTTTTACTTCATTAAGTTGTTTCATAACATCAAACTTCAATTGTTCGATGTCTGTGATAGGTGTATGGATAACTCGATCCATATCAATACCAAATGACTCAAAGTATCCTTTAGGTGTACCAAACTCTGAATCATAGAATAGAAGGGCACTATCTGGATACTGTTTCATATAAGCGGCTGCCATAAGGAGAGAAAAGGCAGACTTAAAATGCTTTGATGGTCCAGCTAGAACAGTAAGTCCTGGCGTCAAGCCGCCATCGACAGTACCAGATAGTGCTACGTTCACCATAGGAACGTGAGTGGGAATCATATCTTTCTTACCATAGATCTTTGACTCGGTAATGATAGATGTATCTTCAATAGTAGAATTTTTAATCAATCGGTTAATAAGTGACATAATATAATCCTGTTACAGTTAGCTCTTTAATACATTATCTAATTTTTGAATAAATTCTGCAATCTTTTTTTCACGATCAGGCCAAACAATATTAGGCTTATCAGGATTCTTCCTAAGATTGTTAAGTAGAGGCATAATCATCTTATACATTGTCTCTGCTTTGTTTTGTGCAATAATAGCTTGTTGTTCTTTTTCTGTAACTGCATCAGTTAAGTCATCACTAAACTCAAAACCAAAATCAAAGTCTGTATCTATATCTAATGGATTCTTAACCATATTAGCTCCTTAAGCGAAAAAATCTTCTAGGGAGGCAGTCTTCTCAACTTGCCATCCAATAGCATCAAGAATAGTTTTGAGCGGTTCTACGAATGCTTTATCATACTGGGTGTCGTAGTCTATGTATTGATCCATGCCAAGCTGTCTAGGTAGAGTACCAGGACATGCAAAGACATTCTCACGTATTGGGTTAGGCAATCTCATATAACAAAACTTAATCTTATCACCATCTTGAATCATAGGAAATCTCTGATCAAGTTTTTTCTTCTTAAGAAGATCATTATAGAGTAATGCAGCCCTTACGTGAATAGGTAGTGCTTTCTCACCTAGCTTATAAGGTATCTTACCCATACCACCATCATGAGATAATTTACAGCCTCGAGGGAACGCTACATCTTCAAAAGGCAAACTACTAAACTCGTTACGAAACTTCTTAATAAAATCCTGAGTAGCTTGTTCAGTATCGTTCATAATAATCTTAATGCACTTCTTAATGTTATCACGGCAAGCAGCAGGAGTAGAAGAACGAACTGCTTCAATACCCATCATCTTCAGTTTAGGTTCTGAATATTGAACACCTTCGTTATTCCATACGTTGAGAATGTATCGCTTCTTAGCAGTCCAGATACCTTTATTGGCGATAGCTTCTCGCTTCATCTTCATTTTCTGATCGTAGGCATTAACATATCCGCTAAGTTGCTCGTAACAAGACTCAATAAAAGGTTCAATGCGATCTTCGCATGCACGGTCCAGGAATTTGACGATTGGTTCAACTTCAGAGCCTTCATCGAAAAATTGACCGACCAAAGCGTCAAGCGTGATGTACATAGAATCCGTATCGCAAGCAATGACATAATCTTTATCCTTAGTCTTAAATAGTTTGTTTAGATATTTGTTCATTTCTCTCTCCATCCATTTGATAGAGAGCTGACCAGAGAGTGTAATTGACTCGGCTAGTTTATTATCAAACCATCTGAAGTATGCGTTAGATAATGCACCATAAGCTGAGTTCAATTGAATCTTTTTAGCTAGTTGCATGTTATGATTTTGTGCAATAGCCTTTTCAGTCTCCGGTGTTGGATTGACTTCGTGCTCTTTCTTTGCCTCGATCATTCTCTTTTTGTAGATGACACGATCATCATACATCTTCTGCATTAGTCGGGGAAGAAAACCTTGATAATCTTTGTCAAACATACAGCCACTAGCAGCACAAGTAAGATTGGAAGATAGAAGCTGATTACGAACAGAAGGCTCGTTAAGGTATCCATTTAATATTTTCTCCACACCATCTTCACCGTTAATGGCTGAAATATGACCTACATATGTCTCCGGTGAGATATTGTATTGCATAATCAAGTGAGGGTAGAGAGAGTTCAAGTCAAACGAGACAACCCACTTATGCATACCAACTTGAGGATCCTTAACGTAAGCACCGATAATCTGTCTTTCTTTCTCGGTAACTTTAAGTTGAGGAACAACAATATTCTGACTGAGCAGGTAGTTATGGATAATAACATCCCACATTCTCACAGAGGTAAACGTATCTTGATAGTTCACCTTAGCATCATAAGCAATAGCAAATACCTGCTCAATCAGTTTCAGTTTATCGTCTAGACGACCAACCAGGTCAACGTCTCGAATGTTATACTCAATGAATAGCTGATAGTTCTTTTTATAGAGATCAAAAAGGCTTTCGTACTCAGAGTAATCGAGTTTACGTTCACCTAGTTCGATGTTTGCAATATGATCAAGACGATAAGATTCTTGCATCGTAAAAGTAAATTTACGGTACATCTGCATATAATCAAGAAGAGAAATACCTACCGGGATATAAACTTGATTGTCGCGACCGGCAATAGTAATAGTTCTCTCTTCTAGCAGTTCCCAGGGTGATAGCTTCTTTGCCATACTATCACCAAGTATACGCTTGATACGGTTTACGATATAAGGTATATCGAAGAACTCAATATTCCATCCAGTAACAATATCAGGCGAGAATTGTTTTGCACGCCATACATCTAAGAACTTTAAGAGCAGTTCACTCTCATCTTTACACTTAAGATACTTTACTTTAGGATCATCTGTAGTAAACTCACCACAACCAAGAACGACATACATGTCATCTTTCTTCATTGTGATAGCGGTGATCTCTTTATCTGCAGTCTGAATGTCAGGAAAGCCTTGATCGGCTGCAACTTCGATATCGATATTGACTATAGATACAAGTCTAGGATCATAATCAATGTCACCGGAATAATAGTCATTAATAAATGGATAAACAAAGTTGTTAAATCCATAGACAGTAAACCCTTCAACATTAGAATACTGTTTAATAAAGTCACGAGCAGAAGAAGGCGATTCAAAGTCGATACGGTCAACTTGTTTACCTTTCAAATTACGATATAAAGATGAACCGTTTGCATTCCTAGAATGCACAAACAAATACGGCTTACAAGGTATGGTGTGTTGTATACGTTGACCATCTTCGTAGCCACGCAATAGAATATTGTTACGGTTCAATGAAACGTTTGTATAAAATTTGCCCATAATGTATAGTAGAATATTATCTGAGATAAATCAACAGTTACTTCTTTTTAGCCTTACCAGCTTTCATATTAGCCAGCCAGTGCGCTAATTGACCCTTACGTCCTCCTTGTTTGGCTATCTTACGTAAGGTTGATACTGAAGCTTTTGTAGGAACACCGTGACGTTTACTATCACCCTTATCTTGAGGGTTCTTACCGTCCATGAAGTTTTCTGTAAATTGCTTAAATGTGTCCATACTCTATTTATAAGAAAGGGGGCCGTAGCCCCCTAATATTATTTGTATGATGGGTTGTAGTATTTAAAGGCTTCTTTCCAGAAAGATGAATAGAGATCATCGCTCATCTTTGTCTGCATAGCCTTAAATGCCTTACCATTATAAAGTTGTTCTGTAATCTTTGCAAGTTCGCTAGTGATAACACCAACTGCACTTACAGTTGCCTTAACAGCTTCTTTTGTATATGCAGTCTGTGCATCTACGAAACCATTAAGACTTTCAGCAATAACTGGATTAGATACTACTGATTTGACTACAGCTTTCTTTGTACTTTGAACTGTATCAATGAATGTGTTAAGTTCTTCCATCATTTTGCTCCTGTGTTAATGAAGACTAGTTCGTCTACTGTATACGGCCACATATTGTTCTCCTTATGTATGTTTAAAGAACATATGACCTATAACAGCCGTCACTAAAAGTGTTACAGCATCAATCATAGGTGAGATCTTACTACATCATAGATATTGGATCTATGTATACCAATATCAGCAAGATCTTTATCTGAAAGAGCACTAAGTTCACGAACAGTTTTTCTCATCTTCGCTTGACGTTTAAGCCAGCGAGATACTTTTTTACCTAACGATTTCATATTACTTTACTTTCTTATCTTCTGTTAAAAGTTGCTTTGTGTCAACTTTGCTCTCAGTAGCAGTATCAGTAATATCAATCTTCTTAGGCTTCTTTGAATCAGGAATGATGTTCTCAAGCCAAATCTTAAGCATGCCGTTTACGAGTTCAGCATTCTTA